TTACGCCTTCTTTATATCCTCCATAATTCCACAGTGGGACATATTTGGGACATTATCACCAAAAATGTCGTCTATTTTCCTTGCATGCTCTGTCAAATGATTAGGCGCAAGGTGAGCATACCTACGAACCATTTCTATGGACTCCCATCCGCCCATTTCCTGAAGCACAGATAATGGGACGCCTGACTGGATCAGCCAGCTTGCCCAGGTGTGTCTGAGGTCATGGAAACGGAAATCTTCAATTCCTGCACGACGACAAGCTGATAGCCATGATGTCTTGCTGTCGATGCGCATCTTCCTGACCGCAGGCGTTGATGTTCCATCTGCTCGCTTAGCCGCCTTGGTATGTACAAACACCCATTTGTGATGCTTGCCTATTTGATCACGCAACACTTTACAGGCGGTAGTCGGGCGAACATATGAGAGTTTGTGTTTGATTTTCACTCGGTTCTCATCAAACGGTTCGATTTCCAGGTTGAGCGAGACCTTACCTTTGGTTTTCGTGTTCATCACACCGGAAGCGACTTCACTGAGAACTGCGCCGATTTTGGTTTCAAATACGCCGCCGTCCAGCTCCCCGATAAATGCCTGCACATCAGTACTGCGTTCGCTAGCCATTTTGCTGCTCCTCATCATATCGACCCTGCAAGGTCGGTTAGTTTCTCCACAAAACAGAGAAGAACACCTGCGGTGACTGCCGCCCGGATGGATTGGGTTATGAGCCCGTCGTCCGGTGATGCTCTTCTCTGTTTTGTAAAAAGGACGGTACCAGCCGGAAGCAAGGGTACAAGCTGGTACCGCCAGGACTACACACAGCATAAAGTTGTGGTGCCGGGTGCCTCCCGGTGCCTGGCGAAGGTTGCACACCAGGCGGGTGGGTATCCACAGAAGGTCGACTGTCAGCCTCAACCTTAACCCGCGTGCGCTGAGCCGCATTCACCACAACGCTAAGGATTCTCTCTGGTTGAAAATACTTAGCTGTTATGTGCCTGCTTTTAGCCACATCAGGCGAGGTGGACCTGGTTACCGTGGCATTTGAAGAGAAGTATGGCTCCCAGCTTGAGCTGATATTTCGTTTTATCGATCGCGCACTGGCGATTGGTGTGCTGGCCTGATTTTGTGGAGAAAGTTAATGCGTGATATTCAGATGGTTCTTGAACGTTGGGGAGCGTGGGCGGCTAATAATCATGAAGATGTGACCTGGTCGTCCATTGCCGCCGGTTTTAAGGGATTAATTCCTTCAAAAGTAAAATCTCGCCCGCAATGTTGTGACGATGACGCGATGATCATTTGCGGGTGCATGGCCCGTCTGAAAAAGAACAACAGCGATTTGCACGATTTATTAGTAGATTATTATGTAGTCGGTATGACATTCATGTCACTGGCAGGTAAGCATTGCTGCTCTGATGGTTATATCGGGAAAAGGTTACAGAAGGCTGAGGGCATAATTGAAGGGATGTTAATGGCATTAGATATCCGGTTAGAGATGGATATCGTTGTTAATAACTCTAATTAATATGCCAATTGTTTACTAAAAATTATTAAAAATGGGGCGTTGAGACGCCCCCAAAAATAAAGGGTAATATATAACAGAAGGTTTATATAGTTAGAAGCAAGGTTGTGCTTCTAAAGGAAGTGGCTTGAGGGAGCCACTTATATGTTGGGGAGGCAACGCCTCCCGCAACATATCTTTTTCGTAATCAGATTAGAACTGGTAAACCAGACCTACAGCAACGATGTCATCAGTGCTTACACCGAGTGCTTTAGTGAAGTCATTTTTGTCAAGCAGGTTGATTTTGTAATCAACGAAAGTAGACATATTTTTGTTGAAGTAATAGGTTGCACCTACATCAACATATTTGACTAAGTCCTGATCGCCCCATACTCCAAGATCCTTACCTTTAGATTGCAGGTAAGCAACGGACGGACGCAGACCGAAATCGAACTGATATTGTGCAACAGCTTCGAAGTTTTGGGCTTTATTAGCAACGAAGTGATCAGCAAATACAGTCATATTCTGGGTTTCAGAATAGGTAGTGGCCAGGTAAATGTTGTTAGCGTCATATTTCAGACCTGCGGCCCAAACTTCTGCATTTTTACCGGAAGCAAATACTTCAGGAAGAACTTTCCCTGCATTAACTTGAGTGTCGGTACGATCAGATTTCGCATAAGTTGCACCGATACCGAATCCTTCGTATTCATAGGTAGCAGAGAAACCGAAGCCATCACCGTTACCTTCAGTGTAGTTATCGAAATCGCTACGATCGTTTTTGCCTTGGTACTGAGCAGCAAAGTTCAGACCATCAACCAGACCAAAGAAGTCGTTGTTACGATAGGTTGCAACACCAGTGGTGCGACCAGTCATGAACACATCTGTTTGGGTCCAGGTATCGCCACCGAATTCTGGCAGAACGTCAGTCCACGCACCGATGTCGTATGCTACACCGTAGTTACGGCCGTAATCGATTGAGCCGTAGTCACCGAATTTCAGGCCTGCAAATGCAAGACGGGTTTTGTCTTTGGAGGAACCTTGAGATTCAGCGCGGTTGCCTTTGAATTCATATTCCCACTGACCGAAACCAGTCAGTTGATCGTTGATTTGGGTTTCACCTTTGAAGCCAAGACGGGCATAAGTAGTATCACCATCATCTGCATCATTAGAGGAGAAGTAGTGCTTAGCATTAACTTTCCCGTACAGATCCAGCTTGTTACTGTCTTTATTATAAATTTCAGCTGCCTGAGCAGACATCGCCATCAGTACTGATGCAGCTACAGCAGAAATTGCCACTGTTAATTTTTTCATCGTGAGCCCTTTTTTTGAACTATTATTAAAAAATGATGTCACTGCGCGATAAATATTCATCTAATCAATGTGATTATTTCAAGATGTAAGTTTTGGTTTCTCGTTTGATTTGTGAAGTAGATCTCTATTTTTATCTGAACTTTTTTCTATCGAATCCTATTCATAGCTCTTTGCTGAATAAAAATAAATCTATTAGCCAATTTATATTAACGACTGTTATTTATAAGCGCTCTATAATTTGAAGGTTCAATTTAAATAAGCTAAAAATAACACTGGAAATAATTTGTTGGTTATTTGTTGAGATTTGCTTATGTATTTGTAGTGGTGTTTTCAATACTCGGTAGCATTCTCGCAAATATCATTTAGTGGTTTACGTACGTAAAAAATTGGTTATGCTGTTAAGAGTGGTTACTTCGTCACACAGCTTAAACCCGCCGTCGAGCGGGTTTTTCCATTTTTTGAGTCTCGATATTAGCTGATAACCCAATACCTGAGTTATTCACTGACTCCGAGTCTGTTACGTTTCGTAGTATTCCCTCAATTTACACCCGCTTTGTCTGCGAGGTGGGGTTATGAAATCCATGGATAAGTTAACAACGGGTGTCGCCTATGGCACCTCAGCAGGTAGTGCCGGGTACTGGTTTTTACAGCTGCTAGATAAAGTCACGCCCTCACAGTGGGCGGCAATTGGAGTGCTGGGTAGCCTGGTATTTGGCCTGCTGACGTACCTGACAAACCTTTATTTCAAGATTAAAGAAGATAAGCGCAAGGCTGCGAGAGGTGAATAATGTCGCCATCATTACGCAAGGCTGTAGCAGCTGCTATTGGTGGTGGGGCTGTTGCCATAGCGTCTGTGCTCATCACTGGTCCGAGTGGTGACGATGGTCTGGAAGGTGTCAGCTACATACCATATAAAGATATTGTTGGTGTATGGACTGTATGTCACGGGCATACAGGAAAAGACATCATGCTCGGTAAAACGTATACCAAAGCAGAATGCAAAGCACTCTTGAATAAAGACCTTGCCACTGTCGCCAGACAAATTAACCCGTACATCAAAGTCGATATACCGGAAACAACGCGCGGCGCTTTTTACTCATTCGTTTACAACGTGGGTGCTGGCAATTTCAGAACATCGACGCTTCTTCGCAAAATAAACCAGGGCGATATCAAAGGCGCATGTGATCAGCTACGTCGCTGGACATATGCTGGCGGTAAGCAATGGAAAGGTCTCATGACTCGTCGTGAGATTGAGCGTGAAATCTGTTTGTGGGGTCAGCAATGAACAGAGTAACCGCGATTATCTCCGCTCTGGTTATCTGCATCATCGTCGGCCTGTCATGGGCTGTTAATCATTACCGTGATAACGCCATTACCTACAAAGCCCAGCGCGACAAAAATGCCAGAGAACTGAAGCTGGCGAACGCGGCAATTACTGACATGCAGATGCGTCAGCGTGATGTTGCTGCGCTCGATGCAAAATACACGAAGGAGTTAGCTGATGCGAAAGCTGAAAATGATGCTCTGCGTGATGATGTTGCCGCTGGTCGTCGTCGGTTGCACATCAAAGCAGTCTGTCAGTCAGTGCGTGAAGCCACCACCGCCTCCGGCGTGGATAATGCAGCCTCCCCCCGACTGGCAGACACCGCTGAACGGGATTATTTCACCCTCAGAGAGAGGCTGATCACTATGCAAAAACAACTGGAAGGAACCCAGAAGTATATTAATGAGCAGTGCAGATAGAGCTGCCCATATCGATGGGCAACTCATGCAATTATTGTGAGCAATACACACGCGCTTCCAGCGGAGTATAAATGCCTAAAGTAATAAAACCGAGCAATCCATTTACGAATGTTTGCTGGGTTTCTGTTTTAACAACATTTTCTGCGCCGCCACAAATTTTGGCTGCATCAACAGTTTTCTCCTGTCCAATTCCCGAAACGAAGAAGTGATGGGTGATGGTTTCCTTTGGTGTTACTGCTGTCGGTTTGTTTCCAACAGTAAACGTCTGTTGAGCACATCCTGTAATAAGCATTGCCAGAGCGGCAGAAAACAACATTTTTTTCATCTTATTATCCTGCATTGTTAAAAACGGCAGAATCCTATGTGACAACAATTAAACGATAGTTAAATGGATTGATGAAAATTAAAACTATATAGGTGGATGCTCAGCCTATTGGAGGAGGGGGGCACTCAGAATCCTGTGGAATGAAATAAACCGCTCTTTCTGTCCATTACCCTTTTAGCTGCGCTGTATCGTCGCCGTATTCCCGCATTAACCATGACCGTAGCCCGACGGGGAATTCCTTCTGCGTGAGTGTGCGGGAATAATCAAAAACGATGCACACCGGGTTTTACTGTGCTGACAGACGCAGGGTTACCTTCTGCCCGTAAGGTGAATGGTAAGGCGCTTTCAGCGGATATAACACTGACGCCGAAAGATATTGGTACGCTTAACTCAACAACAATGTCATTCAGCGGTGGTGCTGGTTGGTTCAAATTAGCAACGGTAACCATGCCACAGGCGAGTTCTGTTGTTTCAATTACGTTGATTGGTGGCGCGGGATTTAACGTGGGGTCACCTCAACAGGCAGGTATATCTGAACTTGTTTTGCGTGCAGGTAATGGTAATCCGAAGGGGATTACTGGTGCTTTATGGCAGCGCACATCGACAGGGTTTACAAATTTTGCCTGGGTCAATACATCTGGTGATACTTACGATATTTACGTTGCAATCGGAAATTATGCGACTGGTGTAAATATTCAATGGGATTATACCAGTAATGCCAGCGTGACTATTCATACGTCACCAGCATATTCTGCTAATAAGCCGGAAGGGTTAACGGACGGTACAGTTTATTCACTCTATACGCCATCAGAGCAGTTTTATCCGCCTGGCGCACCAATCCCGTGGCCATCAGATACCGTTCCGTCTGGTTATGCCCTGATGCAGGGGCAGACTTTTGACAAATCCGCTTACCCGAAACTTGCAACCGCTTATCCGTCAGGCGTGATCCCTGATATGCGTGGCTGGACGATTAAGGGCAAACCTGCCAGTGGTCGGGCCGTATTGTCTCAGGAACAGGACGGCATTAAATCGCACACCCACAGCGCCAGTGCATCCAGTACGGATTTGGGGACGAAAACCACATCGTCGTTTGATTACGGCACTAAATCCACGAATAACATCGGGGCGCATACGCACAGTGTGAGCGGTACAGCCGCAAGTGCCGGAAACCATACTCATAGTGTCACAGGCGCATCAGCAGTCAGCCAGTGGTCACAAAATGGGTCAGTACATAAGGTAGTGTCTGCGGCCAGTGTGAATACAAGTGCTGCAGGAGCGCACACTCATAGTGTCAGCGGCACAGCTGCATCTGCAGGTGCTCACGCACATACTGTCGGTATTGGTGCTCATACGCACTCTGTTGCGATTGGCTCACATGGACACACCATCACCGTTAACGCTGCTGGTAACGCGGAAAACACCGTCAAAAACATCGCATTTAACTACATTGTGAGGCTTGCATAATGGCATTCAGAATGAGTGAACAACCACGGACCATAAAAATTTATAATCTGCTGTCCGGAACTAATGAATTTATTGGTGAAGGTGATGCATATATTCCGCCTCATACAGGTCTGCCAGCAAACAGTACCGATATTGCACCGCCAGATATTCCGGCTGGTTTCGTGGCTGTTTTCAACAGTGATGAGTCATCGTGGCATCTCGTTGAAGATCATCGGGGTAAAACGGTTTATGACGTGGCTTCCGGCGACGCGTTATTTATTTCTGAACTCGGCTCATTACCGGAAAATGTCACCTGGTTATCCCCGGAAGGGGAGTTTCAGAAGTGGAACGGCACAGCCTGGGTGAAGGATACGGAAGCAGAAAAACTGTTCCGGATCCGGGAGGCGGAAGAAACAAAAAACAGCCTGATGCAGGTAGCCAGTGAGCATATAGCGCCGCTTCAGGATGCTGTAGATCTGGAAATCGCAACGGAGGAAGAAACCTCATTGCTGGAAGCCTGGAAAAAATATCGGGTGTTGCTGAACCGTGTTGATACATCAACTGCACCTGATATTGAGTGGCCTACGAACCCTGTCAGGGAGTAA